CGCGGTAAGCATCCATACGCTGTTTGCCATCACCCAAGTTCTTGAGCAGAGCAATCGCCTGCACATAGCGATCTTGATACAACTTAACCATGTCTGCCTCACCCTTCATGTAGGTGACTGCCTCGCACATCGTTCCATACAACAGCGCAGAGTCAAAGTTATCACCAAGCCAAGTCTGGCCAGCAGTCACAATGGATTCTGGGTAGTAATAGAAATGCAACTCCACACCGTAGTTGGTGTTTGGTGTAGGGCCAAGGATAAACGACAACTCTTTGGAATCAGATGTTGACGGGCCAAAGATGGCGTAGTGCTTTGGCAGACCCGTTGCAGATGAGCTTGGATAAGCTTCCCTGATGAAGTTCACATCTTTGTTTAACAAATAAACATAGTCGCCGTTGGTGTCAATCACTGCCAAAGAATATGTAGACAGAAAATCGC